CACCCACTGCTATGAGTGCAGATAGTGCTAGCTTAGTAGTTAATGTAACAATCAGAGATGGCAGTAATACAGCTACTGTAGTATCTAAAACAATCACTTATTCTCTTAGCAGAACTGGTACTCAAGGTGACACAGGCTTAAATGCAGCTTTATTCAGTATTGATAATTCAAGTCCTGTATTCAGAAAAGATTTAGCAGCAAATATTCTTCCTGCAGCAGGTATTACACTAACAACTAGTGTTGCCAACATTACTAGTATTACTAGCTATTTATGGCAAAAGAATGGTGTAACTATTTCAGGAGCTACAACTAGTAGTTATACTGTACCTATTAGTGATTACAGTTCTGTTAGTACTAATACTTATACTTGTACTGTAACAGGAACTATTAATGGTACAGCCGGTAGTACTAGAAATGACTCAGTAGTAATTCCTAGACTAGATGACGGTAGTAGTACTCCAACAGCGGTATTGTCTAACAGCAACATTACTTTTGCTGGACCTAATACTACATACACGGGCATTACTTTTACATCTGGTAGTTGTGGTATTACAGCTTTCATTGGTTCTACACAATTAACTTATGCAGCTAGTGGTGCTAGTACTTTTAGTGTAGCGTATGGTACAGCAACAGGAGTTACTGTAGCCGCTGGATCTGGTACTGGAAGTACTTATACAGTACCTGCACCCACTGCTATGAGTGCAGATAGTGCTAGCTTAGTAGTTAATGTAACAATCAGAGATGGCAGTAATACAGCTACTGTAGTATCTAAAACAATCACTTATTCTCTTAGCAGAACTGGTACTCAAGGGGCTGCTAGTACAGTACCAGGCCCAACAGGCGCACAAAATCATCGCATTTATATAGCAGGAACCAGTACCACTCCAACCACTCCAGGAACTACCACAAGCGGAGCTGCTCCTGCGGGTTGGTCACTGACCCCGGTAACCCTAGACACCACAAATAACACACAGTGGCAATCAGACGGTACAACTCCTGCAGGCAGTACTACCACTACTTGGGGTGCTCCTTATTTGAGTTATTTTCAAGTAGCCAAACTAAGTGCTATCACAGCCAACATTGGTAATTTAACCATAGATAGTACTGGTAGTATAATTACTACAGGAGCAACTTATGGTGGTAGCGGAGTCTTTTTAGGTTACAATACTACTACTACTAGTGCTTATAAATTTTCAGTTGGTAGTGGCACTGCCACTAACACACTTACTTGGGATGGCACAACCTTAAAAGTACCTGCAGCTACTGTAACAGGTACATTAACAGCCTCGCAAATTGCTGCAAACGCCATTACTGCAAGTAAAATATCCGTAGGTGATTTTACAAATTTGGTAAAAAATCCTGCCTTTGATGGCGGATCTTCAGATGGTTGGACTTTAACGGCTACCAGCAGCATTTTAGCCAAAAGTGCCACAGAAGTTCCAGCCAACGCCCCCTCAGAATATGTAGTAAAAAATCCAGTAGTAGCCGGCACTAACAATGACTGTGCAGTTACTCAAAGCTTTGACGTACGCCCAGGTGAAGTATATTACGTAGAGTGGTACGCTGCCTCCGGGACCACAACCACAGGATCTACTAGAATATTTTTACTAATAGCCGATCAAACGAATACTCAGTTTACATACCCCAGTGCTGCAAGCATTGCTGCAAGCAGTAGCTCTCCTTGGACTAAATATTCAGGACAAATTACCATACCTGCTACAATTACAGGTTCCTATATACCTGCAAAAGCAACTATTGCTTTTGGTACTTTAGGTGGAACTACTAATACAGGTACTTGGTACGTTACCAAAATAGTTGTACGTAGAGCTGCTACAAGTGAGCTGATAGTTGACGGAGCAATTACTGCTGCTAAACTTTCAGTAACTAATTTGAGTAGTATTAATTCAGACTTAGGTACTGTAACTGCAGGCAGTATATCTGGTTCAAGTTTAACTATCAAATCCCGTAACTTATTAGGTTGCGGAGGTTTAGAAAAGCAGTCGGGTTGGAGCGCTATTGTAGGAAGTGTTAGTTATACTACTACTTTAAGTGGTGGAGGTGCTATAACAACTTCGGTATTAAGCTATAGTTGGTCTACAGCTGTAACACCTAAATTTGGTACTTGGAGTACTTTACCGTATGCAAGTATGCCCGTTTATACAGTAGGAACCACGTATACAGTTAGTTTTTATGCAAAATTAGGTGGCAATTACTCTGGCGGATTTATTATATCTGATACTGGAAATCCTTCCCACACAGTAACCACAGTAACTAATCCTACAATATCTTCTACTAGTTGGCAACGGTATGTTTATACTATTGTTTATAATTCTGCACTCGTCACTTACCCTTATTTGGTAATCACTGGAACTACTACTACCGGCAGCGTCGGAACTATTTATTTTAGTAATTTTCAAGTTGAACAAGGTAGCGCAGTTACAGATTGGGTAGCAGGAGGAACCCCTGTTATTTATAGTACTGGAGTAATGAACGGGTCAGGAGCTGTATTAAATACTGATGGCACTTTTGCAATTGGAAATGCCGCAAGTAGTATTGTAAATACAGCCACTTCCGGTATAGTTGTAAATGGGCCTGTAGTTTTTACAGAAAATATTACTAATAATGGAACTAGTGTTGCTGCTGTTAATACCAGCACAGGAGCTAGTGTTTCAGTAACCGTAAGCGTACCGTCAGGTGCCAGCGCTGTACTACTAGACTGGTACTTAGGGCCCCCTACTCAAACCGCCGGTACAACATATGGCGGGGGTAAAGACGCTGTTTATACTAGTGGTTATATTAACGGACCTATTCTAGTAAGTTTAACAGATAATACTGTTGCTTGTAGTGCTATTGTTATTTCTCCAAATAATACCACCGCCGCAGTTTCACATACTTATACAGTAACCAGAAGTTACTACACAGGAACAATGAGACTCTCAGTCTTAATACTAAAAAGATGAAACATTTTACCATTTATAATTCTCTTGGAGAAATTACCAGCAGTGGCCAAGTACAAGATGAAGATTTTGAATTACAAGTGCTTGTTCCCGGAGAGTACATCATTGAGGGGTACGCTGATCCTGAAAAGGACAGCATAGACCCTAAAACCCAAACAGTAATACACGGAGGAAGGGTTGTAAAACCCTTTCCTCGTACTTACGCAGACAAGCGGCGTAGTTTATACCCCAATGCCATTGACCAACTGGACATGATTTGGCGGGCAATGGACTCAGGCAAGCTGCCCAAAGACAATGAGTTTTATACAACCATCAAACTCATAAAAGATCAGTATCCAAAAGATCCTGCACCCCCTCTTAATCCATTAACTCCAAAAGGCCTTTGATGATTAGACGTCAACATATGGGACAGGGTATTACAGAACCTGCCGAAGTATTCAATATTGAGGGACTACGTATTGTTCGTACTAACTTTAAAGCCGGAGAATGGGTAACCACAAAAGTACCAGAAAAGTGCAGCTACCAAGACTGGGAAAGTGTACACGTACATTTAAATGGTACATCCAGTGAAGTAAACAACGCACTGCCCAGTATCGGACACGGGTGGGTAAGTCGTCATGACGATTATGTAATGGAACCGGGTATTTACAAACGCATATTTGATTCTCCAACAGAGTATTGGTGTTGTTTGTGGACAGATGAGCGAGGTTGTGAGGATGTGGAAGTAATTAAGCTACAAATCAATGAAACTTATGAGTTACCACAAAATCAGACTGTGTTTGTGTTGAGTGGCACTGGTGTGATTAACTCCACAATTTTACAAGCTCATGAACCTGTAAAGTTAATTAGCGGTAGTGCTATTTTAACTGCAACTACTGAGCTTTATGCCCTTACGTGGCAGTAAAAGGATCCCATGGCATTAAATAATTTACGCGTTGTTTACAACAACCTAGCAGACTTATCTACTACTTCAGTAACTGCATCTAGTACTCAGTCTGGTAGTTCTTTAACAAATTTAAAATTAGACACAAAAGGTTTGGTGTGGAGAAGTGGCATCAACACAGCCTCTGCTACTTCTGTTACCGCTGTGTTATCCATAGACTTAGGTACAGCAACCTCGGTTAACAGCATAATTCTACCTTATACAAATTTAACTTCCAGCACTGCTACTGTTGCAGTAACAGGTTATTCAGCTGCCCCAACTCTTGGAGGTACTATAGCAGCACCTACTATTACACCCAGCGGTACTGGTGCTATAGCGTATGCAGCAACTGATACTATACCCATTAATGCTGTTGGCGGCACAGTAACTTATGCTACTGTAACTACCAATTGCTGTCCTTGGAATAGCTTGAGTCTTAGTGCTTGGGGTACAAACCCTGCAGCTGCTAATACATACGCGTATGGTGGAGGCACTGCAGCAGTAGTGTGGCTAACTCCATCGATCAATAGCAGATACTTAACCATACACATAACAGATAACTTTGCCTCCAAAACTAACAGTTACATAGAGGTAAGCAGATTGATTTTGGGGTCATACTGGAGTCCTACGTACAATACAGGATACGGCATGACTGCAACACAGCATGACTTAAGTGCACATGACCGCACTGAAAGTGGTGATTTGATCACACAGCGTGGGCCCAGATTTAACTCTCTGAGTTTTCAATGCGACTTTTTAACTCCAGCAGACAGAAAAGAATTGACTAAAATAATGTTGGGCAACGGCCTTCCACGCCCGCTTTTCATTAGCCTATTCCCAAACAACGGCACTACTAGTACCTTGGCAGAAATGGAACGTGCACATCAAATTTACGGTAAATTAACTACCCTACCAGGCATCAGTTACCGCACTCTGGATATGTACAACACACAGTTTGACGTAGAAGAAGTCTAACGATCAAAAAATTTTACACTTGCATGGGTTATACCTTTGTGGTATAATTCATGCTATCACCCTGATAGTAAAAATTTTCAAAGGAGCCCAAATGGCTATTAATTTTGTAAGAAACGATACAGCTCCCCAGTTAAAATTAACACTAAAAGACTCGCTGTTGCCGGATCAAGCATTGGACTTAACTGGTGCTGTAGTGCGATTACATATTCGTGCAGTGGGAGCCAGTACTTTGAGTTTAACCAAAACAGCTACAATTTTGGCACCTACTACAGGAGTTGCTTACATTGACTGGGTAGACGGTGATCTTGCTATGGCTGCAGGAAGTTACGAAGCTGAAGTAGAAGTTTACTATTCGGCCACAGGACTAAGACAAACAGTATATGACTTTATCTCTATTCTGGTCAGAGGCGATATAGCATGAGTTTATCAGAAGGCTTATTAACTGTTACAGCTGATATAACTACAAAATATATTGGAACGGCCGTAGCATCTACTAACTATTTACTTACAAGCAGTAGTAGTACCAATTATGTAATTGATAATATTTTGCTTGGATTATTTCTAGGCAAACAAAATGTTGTAGAATCAGGGTACGTGGTTGACGGCTATTTTGCAGGTGCAGAAATTATTTAAGGATTATTTATGGCAACAATCGTAACTCGCACAGGCAAAGGTTCTGCACTGACTACTTTGGAAATGGATGCCAACTTTACCAATCTGGCTTTACCAGTAAAGTATCAAGATGCGTTAACAGACTCGGTAGCAGCGTGGACACCTGATGCATCAGTATCAGTAGCTTCAGATCCCACAGACGTATTTTTTAAACCAGATGGTACAAAACTATTTGTAGTCAGAGGTGCCTCGGTATATCAGTACAGTTTAAGTACTGCATGGTTGCTTAGTTCTGTTGGCACAGGTACTTTTTTGTCTACAACTTCTGTAGACACAGGGTGTACAGGATTGTTCTTTTCGCCTGATGGTACCAAGATGTACATTTGTGGCAGCAATGCTGTGGCAAATGCCACTGTGGGAAGTACTGCAGGTGAAGACAGGGTATACCAGTATAATTTATCTACTGCTTGGGACGTAACCACAGCCGTTTTGCAAAGCGGTTCTAGACGTTTTGCCGCTGGAGATGCAGGACTACCTGCAGCAGAAACTACGCCTGCTGCTATTCGTTTTAACTCAGATGGTACTCAGTTTTACATGCTTGGTAGCAGTAATGATGCAGTACACCAGTACTCTGTGTCAACTGCATACGATGTATCAACTACCACTTATGTAAAACAATTCTCTGTTGCCACACAAGAAACCACAGGTACCGGTTTGGGGTTTAATAGCGCAGGAACCCGCATGTACATAGTAGGCAGTGCCGGCGACGACATAAACGAATATCGTTTGACTACTGCTTGGGATGTAACAACTGCTGTGTACTATGACCGTTTATACATTGCTGGGCCGGGTGAAAGTTTGGTTTCTGGTATTTACGTAAGCGGTACAGACTCTTCTGCATATATTTGCGGCACTACCTTGGATACTGTGCAAAAGTTTTTAACCAACGGTACAGCTACTCAGTTAAATAATGCTGTTAATTTTAATGGCAATGTACGTAGTAAAACCGGGCTTATTGCGGATAATTTCATTGTTTGTGATGGCCCGCTTATTTCAAATGGTGGTACTTCTAGTTTTGGCACTACATCAATTTCTGGTGGTTTAACTGCTACTAATGCTATAAGTTTGACAGGTTCCGCAACTAGTACTACCACTATAGGAACTACAGCAACTACGGGAACCATTACCATAGGCGGCAATAGTCAAAGCGGATTGATTATTCTTGGTCAATCTACAGGTGGACATACCTTGAACATTGACAGTGGTGCTACTACCTCAGGTAATACAAAAACCATTACCCTGGGCACTGGTGGTGTGTCTGGTTCTACAACCACAATCTCCATGGGCACCAACACCACAGGTGCCTCAAGTACCACCACAATCTTAGGCAACATAGGTTTCAACGGCAGTTCATTTGGCACAGGCTCGGGTGTCGTATTCATTGCAAATGCCGCCACAACTCCCAGCACTACGCCCGCCAACGGTGGTGTGTTGTATGTGGAAGCCGGTGCTTTAAAATACCGTGGAAGTTCAGGCACTGTTACCCAACTTGCAGCTGCTTAATAAAGGAATGCTATGACAGCACCTGTTAAATTAAATTTAAAAGTATATCAAGGCAGCACCTATCGTGAAACTCTGCGTTGGGAAACCTCTGAAAAGGTGTACACACCCATTGTGAATATTACACGCGCAGCACCCATGGTGGTAACTGCTACAGCTCACGGTGCTCCGGTAGGTTGGCGTGTGAAAATTACAAACTGCTTGGGCATGACTCAAGCAAATATCTCAGACTACGTAGCAGCCAGCGCTGTGACCACAGACTCGCTTACATTCAACTCCATCAACTCACTTGGCTACACTGCTTACACAACCAGCGGTGTATTAGAGTACAACAAGCCTGTAGATTTAACTGGGTATACTGCGCGCATGCAGCTGCGTGAAAAGATTACCAGCAGCACCACACTGTTAGAGCTGACCTCAGCTAATGGAGGCATTGTGCTGGATAATGCAAACAAAACCATTACCATCATCATAACAGCTGCACAAACAGCTGCTTTAGATTTTAATACAGCTGTGTATAACTTGGAGCTGGTAAGCAACAGCGGTGAAGTTACCTCCATGCTGTACGGTTCAGTTTCACTGGTAAAAGAGGTAACTAGATGAGCATTGAAACACTTGTAGTTCAAACAGATCAATCTTCTCTGGTACTGCAAGAAGTTTCAAACACACTTGTAGTAGAAGAAGCCGTAACCGGCATAGTAGTAACCGCTCTGGGTGCTCAAGGTGTACAAGGTGCTTTGGGACCTACCGGCCCCACAGGTGCTCAAGGTGCGGCCTCAACAGTTAAAGGTCCAACAGGACCCACAGGCCCACTAGGGTTATCAGGCCCTACAGGAGCAGCCTCAACAGTTGTTGGTCCCACAGGTGCTCAAGGCATTCAGGGACCAACAGGTCCCACAGGTGCTACCGGAGCAGCTTCAACAGTAGCAGGTCCCACAGGCTCACAGGGTGTGCAAGGTGTTACAGGACCCACAGGCCCACAAGGTGTCCAAGGCCCAACAGGTGCCACAGGCTCACAAGGTGTCCAAGGTGTTACAGGGCCCACAGGCTCACAAGGTGTACAAGGCACAGCAGGACCCACAGGTGCGCAGGGTGCTCAAGGCATTCAAGGCCCACAAGGTCCCACAGGCAACACCGGAGCAGCCAGCTCTGTGGCAGGCCCTCAAGGCCCCACCGGCCCCACAGGTTCTGCAGGGTTAACTGGAGCAGCCTCCACAGTGGCAGGTCCCACGGGTCCCACAGGTGCTCAAGGCGTTCAAGGTCCTACAGGCTCAACCGGAGCAGCCTCCACAGTAGCCGGACCCACCGGTGCTCAAGGTATTCAAGGCGTTCAAGGACCCACAGGCTCAACCGGAGCAGCTTCAACAGTGGCAGGCCCAACAGGTGCGCAAGGTGTTCAAGGACCCGCAGGTCCTACAGGGGCCACTGGAGCGGTTTCCACAGTAGCCGGACCCACAGGCACACAAGGCATTCAAGGACCCACAGGTCCTACAGGTGCCCAAGGTTCGGCTAGCTCAGTAGCAGGACCCACAGGTCCTACAGGTGCCACTGGTTTGGCCAGCACAGTTGCAGGACCCACAGGTGCTCAAGGTGTGGCTGGGCCCACTGGTCCGCAAGGCACAGCAGGTGTTCCTGGCTCAGACAGCACAGTAGCAGGACCCACAGGTGCAACAGGACCAACAGGCTCAACTGGAGCAGCCAGCTCAGTAGCAGGACCTACCGGGCCTACAGGACCTGCGGGGTCAGCAGGGGGTACAGTTGCACCAACGTTTACTGGCTTAACTACTCTGGAAACTTTAAATGTAACTGGTTCCAGCAGTGTGAGTGGTTTAACTGTACGTAATGGGGGCACAGTTACTGCTGTTACTGTTACCACTGCCAGTTCTGGTTACACTGCAATACCCACTGTAACCATTGCTGTACCAACTACTGTGGGAGGAGTTCAAGCTACTGCTAGTGCTACAATGCAGAGAACTGCTCATACCATTGTAAGTGGTGGTAGTGGTTATGTGATTGGAGACACCATAACTTTAGTTGGCGGAACATTTACAACTGCCATAACTTTTACAGTTGCCACAGTTTCTGGTACTGCAGTTTTAACTTTAACTGCTGCCAGTAGTGGTACGTATTCTGTGTTACCAACGGGTACTCTAGCCACAACTACTAATGGTTCTGGCACAGGGCTTACTTTAACCATTGATGGATGGGGCGTACGTGCTGTTACAGTTACCAATGCAGGTTCAGGTTACATAGACCAACCAACAGTTACTTTTTCAAGTGGTTCAGCTGTGGCGTATGCTGTTGTTGGCAGCACTACCAGCGTTAAATCACTTGGAGGATTAGCTACAGTTAGCACACCCACCGGCGATACATTGCGTATATATGACTATGCAGGACAAGCGGGCATTGGTATACGAGGACATAGTGTTTCTGGTAGTTTTCCTGTAATCTTTTCAACGCCTAGTAACAGCACACAAACCAACGTTGGGCTTCAAGTCGCCAGTTTTGGTACAGGCAGTGTTTCTTTTGCTACTAATGCAAGTATAACTTCTCAAGGGGCGTTTAACCAAGTAACTCAACTTAACGTAGCACATACTGCATCAGCTGTAAACTACGTGCAAATAACTGGTGCTATTACTGGCAGCGATCCTATATATTCAGCACAGGGTAGTGATACAAACGTGTCTTTACGGTATCTCACCAAAGGTGCTGGAGAACATAGGTTTTCAACAAACAGTTCTGGAAATATTCAGTTTCGTGTTTTGCATGGTAGCAGTTCCGCAGTTAATTGGTTACAAGTTTCTGGTGCAGCCACAGCTGTAGCACCTATCTTAAGTGCTCAAGGTTCAGACACAAATGTGTCTTTATCTTATGTTACCAAAGGTACTGGCGCTCATACATTCACAACAGGTACCTCCACCCAATTTAGAGTAGCAGATACTACTTCAGCGGTAAATTACATACAAATTACCGGAGGAGTCACTGGTGGTAATCCTTGGATTTCTGCAAACGGCAGTGACACAGATATAAATTTACGATTTTCTACCCGAGGTGCTGGAAGCATAATATTTCAAACTGGTGGCGGTTCAGAAGTAACACAATTTTATGTAACTCACACTGCTGCTGTTACAAACTACTTGCAAGTTACAGGCAGCGTTACAGGCAGTGCACCGGCTTTAGCAGCAGGAAGCGGCGTTAACACAAATGTAGACTTAGGGTTAAAATCCAAAGGTTCCGGTGTAGTGCTGATAAACGGTAATTTAGGCATAACCAGCTTAACTGCCACCACTTCAGCTACCACAGCAGATCAAGTATTAGCAACTTTTGATGCCACCCTATACCGCAGCATGAAACTGTCTGTGCAAGCTGTTTCCGGCACCAACTATCACTTAACAAAATTGATGGCCCTTCACAACGGTGCTACAGCACAACACACTGAGTTTGGTACAGTTGTACTGGGTTCGGCTTGTGCAAGTTACTCAGTGGACTACAGTGGTTCCACAGTCAGATTGCTGGCAACTCCCACCAGCGCAACTGCAACAACTTATAAGATTGCAGCTTACTTAACAAGGATTTAAAATGGCATTATTAATTTCTGTAGACACTGATTTTGGAGTTCCTGCTGTATACTGGAACATCGGGTGTGTACAAGAAGATTTCAAAGGCAAGTCAACTGAGATCACCATCTACGGTTATGCTTCACAAGAAGCCAGGCAAACAGGGCGTCAACCACTGAGTGCTGCAAAAGTACAAGTAGCCGGTGAGGATTATACGCCAGAAGCTACACGTGCTCAGCTGTACGCAATTCTAAGTGCAAAACCTGAGTTCAAAGCCGCACAGGCCGTATAACTTTAAAATTTAGAGGACAGTGAACCTATGGCACAAACTAAATTTAATGTTGGTCTAGGCTTGTCGGTGGGTGCAAATGCCACTGACGTCTTGGACAGCTCTGGAAACCTTTTAATCACAGTGCCTGCCACTGCTGGCGGCACAGGTTTAACCGGTCCAGGCACATTGGGCAATGTGCTAACCAGTACGGGTACTTCGTGGGTTTCACAAGCGCCTCAAAGTATAACAGGCCCACAAGGTCCACAAGGCACACCAGGAGCAGACAGCTTTGTGGCTGGACCCACAGGTCCTACTGGTCCAACAGGTCCACAAGGTGCCACAGGAGCGGCTAGTACTGTGGCAGGTCCCACAGGTGCAACAGGCCCAGCAGGCAGTTCTGGTTACACCAAAGCAGAGTCTGATGCCCTTTATGCCACAATCACAACAGTCAACGCCATACCAAATCCAGTGGCAATGGCACTAGTTTTCGGGAGTTAACTCATGGCATTAAAAGGTCAAGCAGTTCAAATTTTAGCCACAGACACCACTTTATACACTTGCCCAGCTACTGTGGAGTCTTCTGTACATGGTTTAGTGGTTTCCAATACTACAGCAGGTGTGCTCTCAGTTACATTGAAACTGTATAAGCAGGCTTTAGGCACCACACTCACAGTATCGCCAACCAAGTCCGTAGCTGCCCAAGATACTTATACTTGGTCAAAGCCCATAAACTTGAATGCAGGTGACTACTTGGTAGCTGTGGGTTCCAGCACAGGCTTGGTGGCCCTATACTCTGCTTATGAAGGTTCAGCTACTCCTGTGAGTGTTGGTTTTACCGGACGTGGAACCTGGAGTTCGGCAGCCAGTTATGTTGCCAATGACGTGGTAGTTTACAACAGTGTGTCGTATCTAGCCCTAGCCAGCAGCACTAACCAAACTCCCAGCACAGCTACAGCTTACTGGATGGTGTTGGCTCAGCAAGGAGCAACAGGTGCCACAGGCCCCACAGGCCCCACAGGCACCACAGGCACCACAGGAACCGCCGGTGCCACAGGCCCCACAGGCCCACAAGGTGCAGCAGGCGAAGTTACACTGGTGGGTACTCAGTCGTTGTCAAACAAAACCATTGTTGCAGGCGTATTTTCAGACGGTTACACAGAAGAAACTGCAGTAGCAAATACTAGTACAGCTTATACTGTTGACTTGGCAAATGGCTCACTGTTTGTGCTTACCCTAACCGGCAACTGTACATTTACATTTCCCACAGTGGTGGCAGGCAAAAGTTTTATGATGCTGCTCAAACAAGACGCCACCGGAGCTCGCACTGTTACTTGGCCCAGTGTAACTAATCCTGTAAAATGGCCCAGCAGCACAGCTCCTACAATCACAGCCACTGCCAGTAAGCTAGACAAGTTTGTGTTTACCAGTGATGGCACAAACTGGTACGGTTCTGTGGCAGGACAACTCTACTTATAATATGTTTAGTGCTAATACAACTCAAATCAGTACTACTAGTGAAACTGTGGTTGCAGATCCCTACTTTGCTACTAATACAGTAACCTTACTAAATTTTGATAATTTAGCCAATGGTACTACTACTTTGGCAACTAAAGATTTAAGTAATAACGTTTGGCCAGTTACTAAAGGTACGGCTCAAGTTAGTACTTCAATAAAAAAGTACGGTACTGGCAGTATTTATTTACCTAATAATACTTCAAGTATTACTCTGAGCGGTTCTACAACTGAACAATCTACTAGCTCTGCTTTTAATTTTGGAACTGGAAATTTTACAGTAGAGTTGTGGGCGTACTCTACAGCTAATAGTACAAATAGATGTATGTTTGCTTTGCATACAACCGGTGGAACTCAGTATCTAAGTATGCAAGTAACTTCTAGTAATTTTCCAAAGTTTTCCTTAGGAACTTCTACTAATTTTGGCACAGTAAATAATACTTTTACTATATCTCCTAATACGTGGTATCATTATGCCTTAGTTCGCAGTGGCAGTGCTGTTACTTTGTACGTTAATGGGACTTCTCAAAGTACTATGACATCTTCAACTGATATACCGGTTACACCTGCTTGTGTTGGAAGAGCATATGTTGATCAACCTACTCTTTATGAGCAGTTTCCTGGCTACATAGATGAAGTACGTGTAACCAAAGGCGTTGCCCGTTATACTACAACTTTCACTCCGCCTACCGGACCCTTTGCAACCTCTTAATTGGAATTATTATGTTAATTGCACGAGTACAAGACTCCACTGTTTTAGAGATTGCAGACCATCAAACTCTATTTCCTGCTACATCGTTTCCACTGCAAGGAATTCCAGAAAGTTTCATGCAGGAAAACTCTTTGTTGCACTTAAATCTTTTCAGACCGCATGATCCTAAAACTCAAAAACTGGTTGAATCTCAACCTGTGGTTGAAGACAACCAAGTGTTTACAGTTCAAGTGGTAGATAAATCCCCAGAAGAACTAGCTGAATATCAGGCCACACAAAACTTGGAAATGAAAGCAGCCCGTGCCGCTGCTTACCGTCAAGACGCAGATCCCTTATTCTTCAAAGCTCAACGCGGTGAAGCGACCATAGAAACTTGGCTCGCCAAAGTAGCTGAAATCAAAGCCCAGTACCCAACAACCCCTTAAGGAATTACAGTGAGTAAACTAAAGATTGCAGTATATGCTATTTCAAAAAACGAAGAGCAGTTTGTGGAACGTTTTATGCGTTCTGTTGAAGGGGCCGATTGCGTTGTAATCGCAGACACAGGCAGCACAGACAATACTCAACTTTTAGCTGAAAACTGGGGTGCCCAAGTATATGATATTTGCATTACACCTTGGCGATTTGACAAAGCACGAGATGCAGCACTCAGCCTAGTGCCCAGAGACATAGACGTTTGCATTTCCCTAGACTTAGACGAGGTTTTAGAACCTGGTTGGCGAGAGAAGATAGAACAAGCCTGGACACCTGGCACCACACGTTTACGCTACGGTTTTGACTGGGGTCAAGGCATTCGCTTTCAGTATGAAAAGATTCATGCGCGGCATGGGTACCACTGGCATCACCCCTGCCACGAATACCCACGTGCAGACGCCAGAATCACTGAAATCTGGGCAGAAACCCCCGAACTCCTGGTATCCCACCATCCAGATCCCACAAAGTCACGTGGTCAGTACTTGGACTTGCTGCACTTAGCAGTCACAGAAGATCCCCACTGCCCACGTAATGCATTCTACTACGCACGTGAGTTGACTTTTTATTCACGCTGGAGTGAAGCTGTGCAGGCCCTGCAAAAGTACTTGAACATGCCCAGTGCAACCTGGGCAAATGAACGATGCTACGCACAGAGGCTGCTGGCTCAGTGTTTTGAGAATTTAGGTGAGCCCTCAGCAGCAGAATATTGGATGCAACAAGCTTGTGAAACAGCTCCAAATACACGAGAACCTTGGTGTGGGCTGGCAATGCTGGCGTATAAAAAAGGGGCCTGGCAAGCCTGCTACGCAGCAGCTACCCGTGCACTACGTATTGTGGACCGAGAGTTGGTATATACCTGCGATCCATTAGTCTGGGGATTCCAAGCTCACGACTTAGCAGCCATCGCCGCTTGGAACTTGCAGCTGTTTCCAGAAGCTTTACGATATGCCAAGCAGGCCTTAGAGCTGGAACCCAACGATCCTCGCCTACAAGCTAACTTCAAGTTTATCACAGAAAGCAAACTATGTTAGAACTTTTAACACACGGTATACTAGGCAGTGCATTGGGCGGATTGTTCCGTTTGGCACCTGAACTAATCAAACAGTTTGACCGAGTAAACGAACGCTCACACGAACTGAAAATGTTCGGTTTGCAAACTGATCTAGAAAAGCAGCGCGGCACAATTGCTTTGGAACAAAAGTACGTTGACCACAGCACAGCACAACTGGGAGCAATTCAAGAAGCATTCCGTGAGCAGTCTGAAACTGCCTCAAAAAGCTACCAGTGGGTTTCAGCACTGAGTGCTCTAGTACGCCCTGTGGTTACGTACGTGTTGTTCGGCATGTATGTGCTCACCAAGACTGCTATAATCTTGTATGCGTTATCTACTGGAGCTGACTGGGTTTTAGTGTTGAAATCAAACTGGACTTCAGAAGATTTCGGAATGTTGAACATGATCTTAACATTCTGGTTTGTTGGACGAAGCATAGAAAAGCCCACAAAATGAAAGCCGTTGAACTAGCCGGTGACTTGCTGGTAAAACCTTTTGAAGGTTACGCCAGACGATTACCAAACGGCGATTGTGCAGCTTACCCTGATCCTGGCACAGGCCACGAGCCTTGGACCATAGGTTGGGGTTGCACAGGCTCAGACATTAGTAAAACCACTACTTGGACTGTGGAGCAAGCACAAACAGAGCTAGACAAACATTTGTTTTATTTTTATAAAGAATTGCTGCGGCTGAGCCCCGGTTTAGCCACAGCACCCGATTTAAAAACAGCCGCCGTAATTAGTTTTGCCTATAATTGCGGTTTAGGTAACTATAGAATTTCAACTTTTAAAAAACGTATTGATGCCCAAGACTGGACTGGCGCAAGTCAAGAAATTTTAAAGTGGAATAAAGCAGCGGGCAGAGTGCTACCAGGCTTGACCCGCCGCCGACAAGCAGAAGCCCTACTTTTACTGGGCTGAGTTAAATAGAAAAAGGATACTTATGGCAAGATCCAGCGGTAAAAGAGCACGTCGTGGTGAAGATTTATTTTCTCCTGGTGCCAGCAAGCAACGAGCAAATAAGCAACGCGTAGTAGAAGAGACTTCGGTTTCTCAACCTACAACATTTCGCGAAGTTAAACCCTTAAACTACATTCAGGAAACTTATTTAGAAGCCATACAAAACAATGACATTGTGTTTGGCATCGGCAGTGCAGGTACAGGTAAAACATACGTTGCAGCAAGTTACGCTGCTCAGGAGCTATTTTACAAACGAGTAGATCGTATTATCTTAACCAGACCCAACGTAGAAACCGGCCGAGGCTTGGGATTTCTGCCTGGTACTCTAGAAGAAAAGTACGCACCTTATCTAGAACCTTTTGATTCTGTGTTTCACAAAAGCCTTGGTAGTGGTTTTTACGAGTATGCACTGAAATCAAAAACCATTGAACCACGTCCGTTAGGCTTCATGCGCGGAGCTACATTTGACAATGCTATTGTTTTAGTTGACGAGTGCCAACAGATGACAAAGCAAGAATTTCAAATGCTGCTAAGCCGCATCGGCAAAAACACCAAGATTATTCTTTCAGGCGACCAAGATCAAAGTGATATTCCTGATTCAGGCTTAATGGATGCTGTAAAACGTCTTGAAGGTCTTCCAGGCATTGAAGTTGTAAGATTCATAGACGAAGACATTGTACGCAGCAAAATGTGTCGTCAAATTATTATTGCTTACCGTAAATAAAGGAACCAAAATGGCAGAGACATATACTCCAACCGAAGGCATGGCTACTGCCGCAAAAAGAGCCTTAAAATGGAAAGACGAAGGCAAGCCTGGTGGTACCCTAGTGGGCTTAGCACGAGCAAATCAGCTGAAAGATCGTGAACCACTGTCAGCTTCAACAGTGCTACGCATGTTTAGTTTCTTTTCACGTCATGAAGTAGACAAACAAGCCACAGGTTTTAATTCAGGCGAAGAAGGGTTTCCCTCAAAAGGCCGAGTAGCTTGGGATTTGTGGGGCGGAGACGGCGGATTTTCTTGGAGCCGCCAGCATCGTGACCACATCATGAATACACGTGACAGTGCAAAAGAAATGGATCAAGCAGCTCAACTGTTGACTCTATTTGATAACTAACAAAAAAGCCCTTGTGTTTGCGCACAAGGGCTTTTTCTCGTCCGAAATTTATAGCATAAAATTTTGGAGTTGATTTTATTTTGCACAAAGTATATAATATACTTATATTGAAATTGGAGTAAAATTTTTTACACTAAATTATTAAATTCAAAGGTGCCCTATGTTTCAACCTCAAATGCCTTTTCCAACACCGTTTATAGGGCCCATGCAGTCTCAAATGTTAGGCCCACTTCAACAATCTCAGAGTCTTGGTGGATTCGGCACATTTGAACCATTTGGATTTTTAGGTCCAGGCAATGACACCATAAATGTTATAAGTTCTGGACCTGGTCCGCAAGGCCCCACAGGGCCCGCAGGACCGACTGGCCTTACCGGACCAACAGGTTCTGGAATAGTGGGACCTACCGGACCCACAGGACCAACAGGCTCGCCGGGCACTCCAGGCATAGTGCCTGTTACTCAAGTAAATGCCACACCTTACACAGCTTTATCAACAGACTATGTGTTGGCAGTTTCGGTAGCCGCACCAGCAAACATCATATTACCTGTTAGCCCGTTAGGAACTGTGTTTGTTGTAAAAGATTCAGACGGCGATGCACAAACTAATCCTATCACTGTAACAGCCAGCACAACCATTGATGGAGCTGCAAGTTATGTGATTAATGTCAATTATGCTAGCATCACTCTTGTGTTTACGGGCACAGAGTGGAATGTAATTTAAAGGAAAACCATGGCTTATAATACCCCCTTAGCTTCCAAAACCGGTTTCGGTGTTGTAGAAGTCGGCACAAACATTGATGTTCTGGCTGGTGTAATTGACCTGCCCCAAAGCGTAGCCACAACAGCTAACCCAACATTTGCAACAGTAACCAGCACAGGTGCTGTTACTGACTCTGGTAATCGTGTAATTACTACCCTAACAGCTGGTACCAACATCACAATTACAGGTACTGCTCCTTCACTAACTATTAACGCTACTTCAACTCCTGTGGTACCTACTAGATTAGTAGCTGTTTCAGGTCCCATTCTAACCACAGACTACTACATTGGTGTAATTGCAGTTGCTCCGGTAACTCTTACCCTACCTGCTGGTGTAGCTGGTGATTCTTACGTTGTAAAATCTGAATTTGGTAACTTAGCCGATGTAACAGTTGTAGGAAACTTATTAAATACAGTAGAAGGTATTGCCAGCCCTGCAGGTTTTGTGCTTGCTTTTGCTTCAAATGCATCAGCTACCTTCGTCTTCCGTGGAACTAACTGGAATGTAGTGTAATGGCTTACACAAAACCAACAGCTACTACCTTGGCAGGCGTAGCTTTAAAACAAACTCCTGCTCCAGTTGTAAATGCCATAGTGCCTGTGGTACTAGACGCAGAAATTGCCAGCGCAACACAACTGGGTGTAGTTAAGGTTGGCAGTGGAATCTCAGTGGATGGCTCAGGAACAATTTCTGCAAGTGGAGCTGATTGTTGCCCTGAAGTAGGCAACTGGACTCCCAGCATATTGCCCAGTGTTCCAGGCGTAATCTCATTAAATATTAAAACTGCTCGTTATGTAAAGTCCAGCAATTTAGTAACCTGCACTTTTGATGTAACTATAACTTCCATAACAGGCGGTAGTAATTCCGCAACTCTTAAACTTTCAGGATTACCTTTTAGTTCTGAAAGTAGCACAGGGTACGTTGGTGTTGTGTTAATCGGTTATTTTACCGACATGAACACTAACACTAATTATATATCTGGTTCAGTAATATCAACCAGTACACAAGGCGATTTATGGTTCCAAAAAGAACCTAATAAATCACTAACAAAGCTAACTCAAGCAGACGTAAAGATCAATACTCGTTTAGTAGGCACTGTACAGTACTTGAGTGCTGCATAACTCTCAGCAAGGAACAACGATGTGGTCATTAAAAGAATCAATGGGCGGCGTTACTAACCGGGTTACTATACCAACAGATGGTATGATCTTGGTAAGTATGCAACCTGCCACAACAAAAGTCTCCGCGTACATCAACGATCAAGAGGCTAAACCTTTGGATCGACTATATGGAAGAGCAGGCGATGTTGTTTATTTTGAAATTAAAGGATCACGTGAATCGGATTCTACTGTTAATATACAGTATGGCGATAGCACGAGTACCCTACAAGTGGCTCAACGTCCTCCAAAAGAAGACGTTGCGATAAGTGAACCAAGTGCCTATGATGGCACAGGAATCAATCAAGGAAATATCATGAATCCAAACGATACAGTAAATTTATTTGCTAACCCAGGCATGGGCATGGGTGGAGCACTAGGCGGCGGTCTAGGAGCTGGTTTAGTAGGCGGCCTTTTAGGCACTGCACTATTTGGCCGCAGAGGCTTAGACGGTCTTGGGGGTGATGTCGGTGCGCCAGCAACACTACAGGGCGTTGAATCAGTTGTTAACAATGCTGCGATTATGTCGCAACTTGCAGATGTTAAAGCAGCTATTCCCCTAGCAGAGTCACAAGTTCAACTAGCACTAGCCGGTGCTCAAATGGACTTAAACAATTCAATTGCACAAAGCACAGCCTCAACTGGTAACATTGTACGTAATGTCAATGACCAAGTAATGGCTAACCTAAACATGCAAACTCAGATGAATCAAAAAGGATTCTCTGATACTGCAGCTGTTGTAACAGCACAAGGTACAACTAATCTATTAGCAACTAAAGACGCAGCAACTCAAGCTCTACAAAGCTCATGGCTGCTAAATCAAGCTATTACAAATGACGGCGACAAGACTCGTGCTTTAATCCAGTCAATTGACAAAACCAACGATTCACGCCTAATTACCAACCTAGCCAACGAAGTAACTGAACTACGCAATGAAGGTCGTCTACGTGGCGTTGAGGGTAACATCACCATCAGCAACACCAACACTGCTCAAGCCGTAGCTCAGCAACAACAAGCTCAGCAACAAGCTCAGCAATTAGCTATTCTAGGTGCTCAGCTACAAGCTCTGTACCAGCAAAATCAACACATCCAACAAGGTGTTCTAAACATTGGCTCTGGCACTGTGTCAGGTAACTCACAAACTGCTGCTAACACTCGCGTAAACCAGTAATATGCTCGCTGATCTATTAAAAGTTATCACTCCCGAAATGCTGGTACACGCTGTTCGCAGTAACCCAGTTGCCGTGCTAAGTGCTCTTCAGAAGTTTGATACGTATGTTTCTTTTGGGCAAGCCTTAACTGTAGATCAGCAAGTTTGCTTGTCTATGAACTTAAACAAAGTAAACGACTTTTTACGTAGCGAACAAGGAAAGACTTCACTGTCTATGTTAGCTGAAGAATTTGTAGCTTATGTAAAAGAACATACCAAGTAAGCAGTAAAAAGCCCCTTAACCAGTACAGTTAAGGGGCTTTTCTTTTACTTGAAATTGTCGATACGTTCAGCCAGTATGCTACAATACTGTCCCATAATGGTGTACTGCATGCTTAAACGCCGGTATTCTTCAATACCCATCTGGTCTACTTGTTCTTGTGTGGCATCGCCTAGAAACTTTCCTAGCTTAAGCCACCGAACATAAAGCTCATCATGTTCTTCGACTACGCGTTGTTGATATGGCAGCATCATACGATCTCACAAGCTCCACCAGCACAGGCTAATTCAGCAGCCAAGTCAATCTGATTGCCGTCCAGCTCGAACACTTTGGAAATGTCCACGGATTCCAACAGTGGAAGCAGCTCTAAGTACTGCTGTTCAGTAATGTCTTCAAAAGGTAGTTGAGGATATGCTTCGGCACCAAAGTAAGGCAGCACAGAAATACCGTTGTAGTGATCACGGTTTTGCCACATCCATGCGCCTAGCTCAGCCCACTCACCGTCCTTTACAGAAATAGTGCACGATACATTGTGTTGATTAACGCCGTCTTGGTGACCTGGAGCAACCCAGTTCTGACTTACGTTCTTTACACGATCAAGCAAGCTCCGCATTGACTCTGTGCGTATTTTAGCACCTACTGGAGCACGCTGAGGAAAGCTGAGCACAACTTGATGTGGAACCATTACATCTTGTTCTACAAGTCCAGGAGCTGCTTTCATCATGTACTGAGCTAAGGCTTCATCCTTGCCTGCACGCATACGACGAATGTAAAAGTCAGCATGCCAAGCGTGAATGCCTGAACTGGTTCCTAGTACTAGACTAGTAGTGCCGGCTGGTTTAACACAAGTGGTACGTGCTGCAGGATTGATGCCGATTTGAGCTGCAATGTCTGCATTGGTTTCTTTAACACACTCAGCGGCCCAAGTCATGTCTAGCTTTTCCACAAAACCGCTAGCAATGCCGGTCATTGACACGCCTAAGAGCGCGTCTTTTTCACAAGCCAGTTTCCACTTGGGGTTTAGATAGTGAAAGTCTGTGTAACCTGCTTGTAGTGTACCAATAAACGCTGCTGCAGATGCTGCTTCATTTAGTTCACGTTGAGTGCGTGTTGCATCTGCATTGATTTCTGTTAAGTTACACAACTGGTAAGGACGTAGTGCAATCTCAACACAAGGATTAGTACCCCAGTCTTTGTTGTTGGTCCAGTACACACCAGGCTCACCGCAGCCAGATTCTTTGATCCTGGTCATTAACTCGGCAAACTCTTGCTCCGACACTTCACCACGAGGCAGCACAGCACTATTATTGGCACGAGCACGAGCAGGGTGGGAAACCCACCACTCACCGGCTTTGCAGGTAAGCATGGCTTCATCGTCACGATCGAAAAGGCAGATCATAGCAGCGCGTCGGATACCGCCGGCCAGCACAGCATCAGCAATAATGCAAGCCATGTCGTGTACTTCCACAGGCTCTAGGTGACGGCCCACAGCTGCACGCAAGATCACAATTAAACGCTCAATGCAAATACGTAGTGGCTCTGGTCCTGGAGCCTGACCGCCTGTGGTGATTAGTTCTGCGCCTTTTTCACGAATATCACGGTAGTCAAAAATGGGCAAGGTACCAGCACTAAAGAATGCTTTGCACACAACCTTAACAGCGTCACTCCAACCTACGATTGAGTCTTGTACTTGATACTTGTACTCTTGATCTGATTCAGGAGTTTTGATCTTTGGTAGTTTACCTACGTGTCGACGCTGTACTGAGTAGCCCATGCCTGTGCCGCCTAGTAACAGGAACATCAGCTCGCTGAAAAACTTGGTTGACTCTGCGGGCGCGTAGGCACAGTTGAAGATGCGGTTTTCGGCCATCAAAATAGGACGTCCACCGAATTGCAGTGAGCGCATTGAGGGCAGTACCCGTTTAGTATGCACAAACTTGTTGTAGATCCGATCAATCTGCAGAGCCATGTGAGGATATTTGGCTTTGTGCATGTCTGAGTTGCGAGTTACAATCTCAGTCCAGTTTTCACGCCGATTGTGGTCATGATTGAATCTGGCGTATTTGTTAAATACGGTAATATCTGATAGTGCTTGTTTATCGTTCATTATAGTTTCCCTGTGCTTCCAAATCCACCAACACCGCGTTGGGTGTCGTTCCATGTTTCGTCATCTTGATATCGTACCAGTACGTCTGGTAATGCAACTGGTACAATGACTAGCTGAACAATGCGTTCATTTTGTTCAATTGTGCCTGTAGCTTCTGTGCCCCAGTATACTAAGCTAGCCATAATTTCGCCACGGTAGTCTGAGTCAATGATGCCAACACTGTTAGTCATGGCAATGTCGCGTTTGCTCAAAGAACTGCGAGGTACCAGTAATCCTACGTATCCTGCTGGAATCTTAACTTGTACTCCTGTGCCAACCAGAGTACGTTTTCCCACTTCTAGGTGTACTGTGTTTTTACTACGTAAGTCCAGTCCCGCGTCTGTGGGATTGGCTCGTGTAGGTTCTAGCTCTGAGCGTTCCAACCGCACTTGTAATTCATTTACCATTTAAATACTCTTTCATGATTTCATCAATCTTTGCGCAATTCTGTGTGCCAACAGCTTCATCACAGAACTCTAGTAAATCCATTAGTTTGTAGTTCAGCATCAATGCGTCTGCACCGAACTGATTTAAATTATCAATATACTTATACTTGCCAGCGATAGGCATACTGGCAATAATGTCATAAGTACTACCGTACTTTTTGACCAGCTCTGCGGCTCGTTTGGGTCCAATTCCTGGTACTCCTGGTACATTGTCGCCTGAGTCACCCTGCAAGCATTTAATGGAAATATATTCCTCTGGATCACAGTCATAGTGCGTGCCCCAGTTGTCTAGGGTAACTTCTTTGCGTGTTACGTAACTGAATCGCATTACGTGTTCAGAGACTAGCAGGTCCCAGTCGCGATCGCTGGAGATTAACACAATCTTCTTGATGGGATAGTGCCGGTGAGTTTTTACGATATAACTGGCCACGTCGTCGGCCTCAACGCCTGGAAACCTAAACAAGGGATATGACCCTGTGTTATAAGTCTCCATGGTTCTGTTAAATTCTTCAAAGAAAAGTTGAAATTCAGCTTCTTCTTCGGGTGTTTGCAGATCTTGCTTGTCTTTGCGATTCTGTTTGTATAAGGGATACAATTCTTTGCGGTACTTGCTGGCACCGGAATCACAAGCCATTACTACTTTGCCTGCATTATATGATTTGCGCAGGCTGTCTACTGTGCGGCGATAGTCGTCTACAAAATCAAGGGCACCTGAGTGCTTGTAGCGAAATGCCAAGTTGAGGCTGTCCACGATCATTAAGACTTGGGGATCAAGCTCGCTCATTGTTTGAAATGTTTTAGCCATGTTTATATGATGTTTAATTGATTATTATAGCAGAGTAGGCCCTGCATTTCAAGCAATAAATTTTGGTTGTTCGTGTTGCAAGAAATCTTCTAGCAACGCAGTGTATAGTTCAAAGCCTTCTACGTTGATGAACATGTACCGGTAGTTGGCTGTGGGCATAGTCTCGTAGGCTGCAAAAGCTTTGCTGCGATCATACTTGTAGATCAAGAGCGGTGTTTTTGAAACCTGGACTCCTTGACGAACAGCTTGACGCCACCATTCTATTAGTTGAGGATTTTTGCCGGTTAATAAAGCACTGGTAAGATGATCATCTTTGTAGTGCTTTACTTCCACACAGTAGTAGTTTTTCTCATTGGGTACGTATAGGTCACCTTTTAAGCCATGCTTTTCATTTAAAGCACCTGAACCAGGTGTACGCTCCCACTGCAATCCTGTGTGTTTTCGCAGTAAATCACGTACTACAGTTTCAGCACGTGCTCCTTTGTCTCGTGAATCAACCACAATATATTTTCCATCCTTTATGTTGTTTTTCCTTGCCTTTTAGTACCTGTATTACATGAGCATTATTAAGCCCATGTTTTTTAGAAAATTGACTACAGTTTTCTACTGTGTACACAATACCTTCTGGAGAAACTAAATTAGGATAGTTATTATTCTTATCTGCAAGGGTTTTATTTTTTCCAAAACGTAAAACAGTACTTCTAGTTTTAAGTAGTAAGTACTGTTCAGGAAAAAGGTCTTCTAACCATTTTCTAGGTTTAGAAGATAGGCTATCTATTGTATCTTTACTTACCCCTGTTATTTTAGATATTTCTAGAAATGTTAGCTCAGGCTTATTAACAAGTAGAAGAAAAGCCTCTATTATCTGATCATTAGTATATTTTGCATTTATATCTTGTCCAAACAATTCATGCCCACCCCCAGGTATTTTGCAAGAATTAAACCCGTCTGTAACAGAATTAAACTCAGATATTAGACATTCTTCTTCATAGTCTAGTAGACTCTTATCACATACCTTTAAAATATGTATACTAGGTATTCCGTAAGTATTAAAAGCTTTTTGTAACTTTTTTGCGTGTATATTTCTACGTGCTTTAGATATATGTATTTGGTACCTATTCTCAATATCTATTGATTGACCTATATATACCTTATCGGTACCTTTAAATTCAAGTAAATATATTCCACATGTCATAGCTATTCAATCCTAGAAATGTTATTAGTTTTTACGACTTCTACTTTCTCTAGTAAAGGATGAGTAAAATCATGAGATACGATAAAAGTATTTAAATACTCTTCTGTTAATAGTACTTCTATCAGACGCTCTTTACCATTAGTATCTAAATTACTTATTGTTTCGTCTAAGATCAGTAAGTTGATTCGGCTATTGCTTAAACTCTGCATTAAACGCCTGATGCCTAGTAACGCAGACACATTTACTCTGGCACGTTCACCGCTGCTCAAAGCCAGAATATCAATGTCACGGTCGCCGTCTGTGATCACAACATTTAGCTTGTCGCTTGCTGCAATGCGAAAACTCAACTGAAATCTACCTGACGACAACTCGTTTAAGTATCGGTTAGTTTGTTCTTCTAGATCTTTGATTAAACACTCGATCTTGTAGGCCACTAAACCTGTGCTGCTGAAAGTTTTTACCAGAACTTGCATAACGCCCAGTTTTTGAGTGTGTGTTTCTAGTTCTGCTTTATACAGCTCAAGCTCCGCACTCATTTCTAGAAGTTGACTTTTTATTACCTCTACTCGGGCATTGTGCGCTGCTGCTTGCGTGTTTGCAGCAGTAATAGTTTTAATCTGTTTGTTTACTTGCTCTATGGCCAGATTATTACGTTTGATTAACGCTTCTAGTTCTTGCTTGTCCAGCACCTGAGTGTTTAAGCTGGGATCATACAAACTGTGATATTCTTCGTACTGCTCTTTTGCCGTTACTTGGTCATCCCACGCTTTCTTTTCTGCTTGAGCTTGTGTGATAGCCTTGGTGAGTTCTGTGACTTGTTGTGTGGCAGTTTTGTAGATGCTGGTGTGTGTTTCAACAATTTCGTTGACTTTTTCTTTGTCAATGTTTTGTTCACAAGTAACACAACGGCTACCCAGCTTACGCATTCGGCTTACAAAAGTTTCTGCATTTTTAGCAGTTTGTGCTAGCTCGATTTTGTGGGTCTTCAATTCTTCTAGATTTGCATCAGGCTTCTTCACAGAAGTGTCTAACTTCACGCCTAATAAAAGTTCTTTGTACGTGTTATTTTGTACAATCTTTTTGTTGGCTTGATCAATGTTGGTGATCTGTGCAGTTAAATCGGAAACCTCTTGCACTAAGTGTGTGGGCGTTTCCGGAACAGGTTGAATTTCTACTAAGTCTAGGTCAGTGCTGCTGTACTTTTTAAGCCAGGCTTCGTTGCTGGAAACTTTAGTAGACACAACTGTAACACGCTCTGCAATGTCTTTTGAGGCAGCTTTGAAGATTTCTAAGGCTTCAACATACTTCGACAAATTCAGCAAGTCAATCAAAAACTTCTTGCGATTGGAGTCTGTGGCAGTTAAAAACTCCAGGCTAGCAGCACTGCTTTGATACACGATCTGTGCAAAAGTCTTGTGATCGTAACCAATGATTTGTTCAATGGTTTTGTATGTAGCAGTAGCAGTGTGTGAGCTTTGGTCTTCACCGTTTTTCAGCAGCTTTACAGTTTGTGTGCTGCCGCGAGTGGTTTTAATCACATAGCTGTCTGAATCTTTGTTGAATTGTAGCTCGATCCAGTAGTTCTTTGCTGTGGTGTTACGATTTAAAATGTCTGCTTTCTTAATTCCTTTTGAGTTTTTGTTATACAAACACTCTTCTAGGATTAAGGCTATGCTAGACTTACCATGTCCATTAGCACCCAAAATTTGAGTAAGCGGGCTGCTGGAAAAGTCTAGCTCATTGTCATCACCATAACTAAACAAATTACCCCATCGCATTTTTCCTAATACGATCATGTTACCAATCCATTTCCAGCAAGCCACTTTGCAAGGCTTTTTGGAGCTCTGCTAAACCACCAACGTGCTTGTCGCCGATTACGATTTGTGGAACTGACCGCACACCAGGCAAGTGTTCTTGTAAAGTCTTTTTAGTCCAAGGACCTGTTTGGGCAAGTTTGCGTTCTTCGACGTTGAAATTGTATTGGCGCAGCAAGGCTTTGGCAGTTTCGCATCCTTGGCAATTGTCTTGGCTGTACACAATAGCATTATTCAAGTTGGCTTGCATAATTATTTAATTCCTTTAAAACTTGTTCCACGGTGTCGTCACCGAGTTGTAACACATACCTGAGGTACTCGTCTACTTCTTGTGTTAAAGTCATGTCAGGTTCTAGGATCAAGGTAGTGTCAGTTTCTCTGCGCACTACTTTTTTGTCGATTAGGTCGCTGTCTTCTACCGAACTCAGCTCCGACATATCACCTTCAATCTCGTAGATTGTGTGATCGTAGATTGTGGCAGGAGTAGGCTCACCTGCATGAATGGTTTTTCGGATCAGCTGTGGCAGCTCTAGTTTGATCCACCGATGACTAAGCGTAGTAGTGTCCAGTAGAATAACACCTGTATCGACCCGCTGGCGATGGAAGCTAGTGGTGACAGGGGACCCTGGATACAAAATATTACGTTGACAATTATCGTAACTGTGCAGGTCACCCGCCATGACCACCGGCCAACGATCAAAGAGTTCCAAATCGATTTCAGGCTTAACATGCGGAGGGATTTCAGCGCGAAAGTGGCTGACGCAAATCGGGTTTGTAAATTCAGGGTGTTTGCCATTTGCAAATTCTTTTAATCTGCAATACGGAATAAAGTCAATGCCGTGAATGCTGTGGTAGTCGTCGATGACTGTTACCATGGGATTGATTCGCTTAGTAACCTGCTTTAGGTTGCTTAAAAAGGTACTGCCCTTCTTTAAGGCTTCGTGATTGCCGTCAAAGATGTAAGTTGGAATCTCTGCTTCGGCAACAAACTCAAAGTACAGCTCTAGTTCTTCCATTGAGGGCAGCTTGTCAAATACATCACCCATGATGATGTGAATATCCGCCTGTGGAGACAGATTGTGCAGTTGGCTGAACATTTCACGAAATCGTGCTTTAGCCCACGGCACAGGCACATTCTTTTGACCCAGCTTGATGTGCCAGTCGGCTGAGGCTAGTACTTTCAAGTCCAAGCCTCCTTGGGGCCTAGTAGGCAGAATACTCCGTCATCACTGTAGCTGATGCCAATGTTGCCTGTGATGCCTCTGTAACGCCAAAGTACGGGACTTTCCTCATCTATGGCTCGGTACTGAAACAGGTCCATGTGAATCTCATGTGCACCCATGACTTGTTCTGCGCCTGAGATTCGGTGATCCTCAACCAGCTGTTCTAGAATTTTAATAAGTTCGGTTGTTTTCATAGTTTTGAAAGTTGGAAAAGCCCCTAAAACCTCACGCTTTAGGGGCTTTTTTATTAGCCTAGGTCCTTAACGGCTTCGCCGTCAGTGCCTGCTTCTTCTTCATCTGAACCACCGCCAGCTAGAATCTTGTCTAGATTGGCCTTAACTTCATCAGCGGTAGGACGAGGGAACTTTGAATCAATATCCTTGGCTTGTGCAATCATTTCACGCTCTTCAGC